AATCTGTCTCTGCCTTGCCTTGGCTGTTTATGCAAACGCTGATAATGTTGTCGGCACAATCAGAATCCCAAGTATCAACGCTGATTTTGATTTAGTCCATACCTACAAAGAGATGTCGGCACATCAGCATTACGCAGAACTGACACGAACCTACGGCACACTTTCGGTTGCGAACCATTACGCATCAATGGGAAACAGTGGTGGTCAATGGAAACTTGAGAACATTCATGTCGGTGACAAGGCATACATCGAGTTTGACGAATCCAACGGCAAGGAGACAAAGCATTTCAGTTACAAATATGTCTGCTATGCTGTGATGATAGTTGACACAAACTACAACGTATTTTACAAGCATGGTTCAGAGATTCGGTTCTATGACAAGACAGATTTGATTTGCAGAACGTGCGTGGTGAGTGATTCAACACGGAATTATGTGGCGGTGTTTGAGAGGGTAAGGTAATGATTTCAGCTTGGCATTTATTGTGGATTGTTCCAGTATCAGCGACTTTCGGTGCGATGTGGATTGCACTATTATCTATTAACAAGTAAAGGAGATATGAGTATGACTAAAGAGTTTTGGAAAGCAGCAGGCATCAGAGCCTTGCGTACATTCTGTCAGACGGCTGTTGCGACTATCGGCACAACTGCTGTCATTGAAGAAGTCAACTGGCTTGTGGTTGGTTCGTCTGCTTTGCTTGCAGGCATACTGTCTATTCTGAACAGCATTGCAACCGGACTCCCTGAGGTGCCGACAGAAACAAAATGATCTTCAACATTACATCAGGCGGCATGGCTTATATCTCCGTTACTGCTCCAGATGGTGCAAGCATATCAGCATCATGTCAAGGACTCACAGTAACAGGAACAGGCACTTGTACGCTTGAAGTTCCGATTATCGGCACATGGACAGTTACCTGTGTGTATGACGGAGTTACGAAGAACAGTAACGTATCAATAGATTCTTTCGGTGCAACGTACTCCACCACATTCACATACACGGCAACACTTACTGTCACAACATTCCCCGGAGCAACTGTCGCAATCTCCAAGACAGGACACAGCGAATCCAAGACAGCTACAGGCGGTACGGCAACATTCATTATTCCGGCAGGACAGCTTGGAACTTATTCGATCAGTTCCACTTACTCAAGTTGGAGCGGTACTGCATCTGTCAATGTCAGTGCATATGATGCCTCTTACTCCGCAACAATCAACCTGTCTGTGTGCGACTTCAAGTTTACTCCGACAGGACAGTCTGCAATCACATTCAACAAGGATACAACCACAGGCAGCGGTACTTACTACTACTTCTACCACAGTGGTGCAAACTGGGAGTTCTATGCGAAGACAAGCGGAACACTTCAGTTTACGGCTGCGACAGTTACTGATGTATTTGTCTGCGGTGGTGGGCAGAAAGGTAAAGATTCCTCTCTGAACAATACTTGTGGCGGTGGTGACGGTGGCAAGAGAAGAACCGCTACCAATCAGACATTAAGCGGAAATGTTTCCGTGACAGTCGGTGCAGCCGCATCAGACAGTTCAGTTGGAAGTATTTCCTCAAGTTCCGGCACAGCATCAGCAGGCGGTGGACAGAATGGTTACTCTACATTCTATGCCGGTGCTGACGGTGGTTACTGCTTCAATGATTCTTCTGCAAAAGGCCCGGATGGCAACAGCAGAAAAGTCGGTGCAGGCGGTGGACATGGTGCATGGGCAGAAACAGACGGCAGTACAACCAACATCAAAACCAGTGCTACTAACGGTGGTTCTTATGGTGGCGGTGCAGGCGGTGACTCTAAGATAGACGGTACTTCCTGGTGGGCAAACAACGGTTCACCCGGCACATACTATGGTGCAGGCGGTGGCGGTGCAGGTGTGTACTACCATGACAACAACTCCGAAAGAAGAGGCAAAGGCACAGGCGGTGCAGGCTATCAAGGCTTGGCAGCTATGAGGAACAAAAGATGATTACACAGGAAGAGCTTGAGGAGTTTATCAATGATTTGATAGACAAGGAGACAAAAGATGAGCAAGGAAACAATCTATAAGTATCTCCGTGAGGGCGGACTGTCTCATAACGGTGCTTGTGCCATGATGGGCAATATGTACTGTGAATCACTTCTGAAGTCCGACAACGTACAGGACGGATTCGGCTACACTGATGATGCTTATACATACCAAGTCGATAAAAAGATTATCACAAAAGCCAAGTTCGTTTCAGACGCAATCGGCTATGGACTCTGCCAGTGGACATACTGGAGCAGAAAAGAAGAACTGTGGAACAGGACAGTTGGACAGGGAGAATCTGTTTCAGATGAATACATACAGTGTTTGTTCTGCATTGTTGAACTGAAGAGAGACTATTCCAATCTGTATACATATCTCTGCGGTGACTGTGACCTGTACACAGCAACATCAAGAATCTGCAAAGAGTTTGAACGTCCGGCAATCAACAACGTAGATGCAAGGTACGCAAAAGCAAAGGAGTATGCGAATGATCTTAAAGATAGTGGTTCTTCTTCTGGCAGTGTACCTGCTCCTCAACCGCCCCAATCCACCGATAGCGTAGAGATTACAGTAAGGGTTCTTCGTAAGGGAGACATGGGCAGAGATGTCTTTATGATGCAGACAGGATTGTCTGACATGGGCATTGAGTGCGGTATCCCTGACGGAGACTTCGGCAAACTGACAGAGGCAGGTGTGAATGATTTGAGAGAATCAGTTGGCTTGCCGATGGACGGCACAGTAGACGCAGACGTTTGGCAAATCCTTTTCCAGTGAGGTAAGTGTTATGAGTGAAGAGCAGTATAAGGCAGACATGGAAGCGATCCGGCATGAGTTTGAAACTCTCTGGGAAGCAATCAATGAGCTGCAAGGAGTAGATCCGGCAAAGGCAGGTGAACCAAATGAATGACATGGTTTTAGCTGCCTTGATAGGGGCAGTGGCAAGCATCATTGTTCAGCTTATTTCCACAAGGGCACAGAACAAAAAGAGAGCTATTGAAGACGCAGTTAAAGAGGCTGAACTGAACAGCAGGCTTGAGAACATTGAGAACAAGCTTGACACACACAATGGGTACGCTGAGAAGATTGGCGGCATGGCGATTGATATTGCCGTTATCAAGACCAAGATAGAGGCAATACAGAAGAACTAATTTTGTAAACTTTTGAAGGTACAGACCAGTACCGGAAAGGATATATATGGATAACGAAAACAATTCCCCTGTTACTGAAATCACAGATGACAATGTTGATTCGTTAGGTGACGGCCTGTTTGACGGATGGGATGACGATTCTATTCCTCAAACCGAAGAGGCAGCAGAAGTGACAGAAGATACAGAGGGAGAGTCCGTGGAAGATGAAAACGAATCCGATAGCACAGACCAGGCCGAAGAGGAAGATTCAGACGAAGCGGAGAAACCGGACGATTCCGAAACGGAAGAGAAACCTGTTGCGGACGATGAGAAGACCACTCAGAAATCCTATACATTCACACATTTAGATGATGATCCTATCACGCTGACTCCTGATGAGATGGTTCCGTATGTCAACAAAGGACTTGACTATGACAGAATCAGATCCGAAAGAGATGCGATGAAGGCAAACTATTCGAAGTATGAGATGTATGCAGAGTTCCTTGAATCTATTAAGGGAAAGTTCGACAGCGTTGAGGATCTCATGGATGATACCAACGCAACGCTCCTTGTGAAGAATGAAGCTGAAAACGGCAGAACTCTGACCAAGGAAGATGCTCTCGCAAAAGTCAAAGCCAACAGAGAAGAAAAGTACAAAAGCAAAGTTCCACCGAAGTCTGCTCCAGAGGATAAGCCTAAAGAAGAGGCTAAAGAGAATCCCAGAGAGACTGAAGTGAAATCGTTTGCCAAAGCTTTCAAGAAAGCCTTTCCAAAGGAGACTATGCCGAAGTGGGAAGAACTTCCCCCGGAAGTACAGGCAGAGTTTGAAAAGACGGGAGAGCTGACAGTACCCTACTTCGCATGGCGGCTTGGACAGAAAGACAATGAAATCAAAACTATAAAAAATAATCAAAAGAATAAGGAGAGGTCAACCGGCTCTCGCAAGTCGATAGGCAAAGGTAAAGAGCCAATCGATCCCATGCTTGTTGGCTTTGACGATGACTAAAGATTGACTCTCCTAAAAGGAGAATATTATGGCAACTGTCCATCTCGCAGACAAAGTCTCTCCGAAAATTGACGAGAGATTTCATTTCAATTCCTACACCGAATCTATGGCAGGCAATGCCTATGAGTTTGACGGTGTAAAGAAAATCAAAATCTACAACGTAGATACCGCTCCGATGAACGATTACACTCGTTCCGGTGCATCTCGCTACGGCACTCCGGCAGAACTGACTGACCGCCAGTATGAACTGGAAATGACTCAGGACAAGGCAGCAACCTGGACGATTGACAAGGGCAATCAGCTTGAGCAGTTCAACATCAAGGGTGCCAACCAGACCGCCAACCGTCAGACCAACGAAGTGGTCATTCCGATGGTTGATAAGTACGCATTCAAGAAGTGGGTTGCAGGTGCAGGCACGAAGGTTGTTCTTGCATCCGCTATGACCGCCAACTCCGCTATCGCAGCTTTCAATGATGCTGTTGAGGCTCTTGACAACCGTGCAGTTCCTGAAGCAGGCCGTACCTGCGTTATCAAGAACAGCAAGTACAAACTCCTCAAGCAGGCTCCGCAGTTCGTCTACACTGACAAACTGGCACAGAACGCTCTCGTTAAAGGCCAGGTTGGTGAGATTGACGGCATTGCAATCAAGGCTGTTCCTGACAAGTATCTCCCGGCTGACGTTGATATGCTTATCACTCAGAAGAAAGCTATCCTTCGTCCGAAGAAACTCTTCGAGTACAACATCCATCAGGATCCTCCGGGAATCTCCGGCAACCTCGTTGAGTTCCGTATGATGTATGACGCATTCGTTCTTGACGCTATGGCTGATGCAGTCGCAGTTGTCACTTCCAATGCTTCTATCATCGCTCCGAATGTGACTGTAGCTTTCAATGCTACGGCAAACACTGGTTCCATCGCAGGCACCGGATATGACAAGATCTTCTATACCCTTGACGGTACTGATCCTCGTTCTTCCGGCACTGCCATTGAGACGAATGCCAACGTAAGCATCAATGCTACTACTGGTGCAGGCGTCACCACAATCCGTGCGATTGCCTACAATGCAAATGCAACCGTCCAGTACGGACGTGAACAGGAACTGGCAGTCCGCTAATTAACTTAATAGGGGTAGAGGATCATTCCCCTACCCCTGATTCACAGAAAGGCTTTTGCATGAAAGTAGATATTATAATCCCTGCATATAACTGCCATGAGACAATAGACAGAGCATTAGCATCCTGTGCCATTCAGAAACTTGATGATGGAGATACGTTCACAGTTACTATTGTCGATGACGCTTCTGAAAAAGACTATGATTCTATTGCTCAATATTGGAGCAGGCTTCTTGATATACGGTTAGCTTACAAAGATGAGAACGAAGGTTGCGGACAGGCAAGACAGACAGGAGTAGACATCACCGATGGTGACTATTATATGTTCCTTGACGCTGATGATACGTTTGCTTCTCCTGTTGCTGTCAAGACTCTTCTTCGTGAGGCAAAGTCCGGTGACTATGATGTAGTCATGGGAGACTTCATAGAAGAGACAGATAAAGGCACATTCGTCATGCACAAGTTCAACTGGATCTGGTGCCATGCGAAGATGTATAAGCGTAGGACTATCGACAGATTCCTGTTGAGATTCAATCTCACAAGAGGCAATGAAGACGTAGGTTTCCACTGTGTTCTGAAGAACCTGACAGAGAATGTGAAGTATGTTCCGCAGCTGATCTATATGTGGGAGAACTGCAAAACCTCTCTTGTCCGTGGAGACTCAAACGGTTACAAATGCGGTTACGGTTGGAGAGACTTTGTAGAGAACATGGCATGGGCGGCAGAAGAATTGCAGTCAAGGCGTGTGAACAAATCCCTTATCCGTGACCATGTGTGTTATGCCCTGTGCAGAATCTACTGGCAGTTTGAAGAGGCAAAAGTAAATCTGCCTGCGGAGACAGAAGAGAACTGGAGCAAGATACAGGACTTCTACAATCGTGCTGTTCATCCGATGGTGATGGAGTTCGGCATAGACTATCCGTTCATGAATGACATGATGGTTCATCTGAAACAAGAGGGCGGTACTGAACACATCGTACCAAAGATGACATTCAACCAATTCCTTACTAAACTCGGCTTCTTTGACGATCTAAAAACAGCGGAGGCTGATTATTATGACAACACCTGAGACTGTCCTGGAGCTGACTATAGCTCTGACAGACAACCAGAATGAAGTAGGAGAATACAGAATCTCCGACAATAACGAATACAGATACAGAACACTTCAGATACTGAACACTCTTATACCGGAGTTATATCCGTATTCTGATACATACAAGATTACACAGAAAGGCAAACGTCCTATTGTTGAATACCTGACGGCATTCGATCAGGAGATAGGACTGGATGATTACATCTGCCGAAGTGTATTGCCTGAAGGACTTGCAGGCCAACTGTTTGCTGACGAGAATCCGACTATGGCTTCGTTCCACTGGCAGATATATGAAGAGAGAAAGGCATTGCTTGCAAGGGGTATGCCTGCTGAATCAGAACCTATCGTTGATGTATATGGCGGTGGGTATTATGACGAAGACGGAAACTATCACAATTACTTCCCATATAACGATATGGCACAGTGGGGGTGATTGAGTGGCAACTATAAAAGCCAACAACACCGAAGCAATATACAAGATCCAAAAGTTTCTTGGGTTGAATGAAAACCCTGATGGCGATACCAAACTGAAACTTGGTGAGGCATCGGCCTGTCAGAACTGGAAAGTCACAAGAGACTGGAACTTGAAGAAACGTCCTGGCTCAAAGACAATCTTTGATACAGAGTCTGATCTGCCTATACAGGGAATGTGGTGCGGTAATGTTGCCGGGAAAGTTGTTGTATTGGCAGCAGTAGACGGCAAGCTGTGGAAACTGTATGAAAATGCGTTCCTTAATTCCCCTGTCAATCTTGGCTCACTCAGCACACAAAAGAGAGTAAACTTCTTCCCATTCAGCAACATTGTCTACATCCTCAACGGCACAGAGTATTACCAGTATGACGGCACAACCTTTGGAACTGTCACAGGATACAGACCTCTGATTGCAATGTCCAGAACTCCGTCCGGTGATTCTTCTTCCTTGCTTGAGGAAGTGAATAAACTCAACGGACTTCGCAGAGTGTGGTTCTCCCCTGACGGAACATCAACTACATTTGTCTTACCGGAGAATGACCTCAAGAGTATTGACTATGCTCAATATACTGCCGATGGTTCAAGCATTGCTATTTCAAGTTCTGACCTGGCAAACGGAACTGTTACATTCGGTTCTGCACCTGCAAGCGGTACGAACACCATAGAGATAGGGTATGAAGTCAAGAAAAACTACAGAAGTGATGTAACAGGGATGACTGCTGCTGAACTGTTTCTTGGTTCACAGGATACTGCTGTGTTCCTGTACGGCAACGGCACTAACGAAGCAATCTATTCAAGTATAGATTACATCGGACAGCCAAGAGCAGACTACTTCCCTGACCTCAATGAGATGGCTGTGGCAGATGAGAACACTCCGATTACAGGAATGATCCGTCACTACTCACAGATGATCTGCTTCAAGACAGATTCAGCATATGCTATTCACTTTGACCTCATTACTCATGCAGACGGCAATCAGGACTATGGGTTTTATGTAACTCCTATCAACAAGAGGATAGGCTGTGCGGCTTTGAATCAGGTTCAGCTTGTGCTGAACTCTCCGTTTACTCTGTACGGCAATGACCTGTACGAATGGCGAAACAATGGTTCTTATGCTTCTAACCTCACGATTGATGAGAGACAGGCAAGACGAATCTCCGACAGGATCTATGCTACGTTGGAGTCATTTGACATAGACAACTGCTACTGCTACGATGACAACTTCGGACAGGAGTATTACATCTGCAACGGTAATAAATGCCTTGTGTACAACTATCCGGCTGACGCATGGTACTACTACACAGGACTTGACATTCACTCCATGTGCAATGTAGGTGAGCAGTTGCTGTTCGGTACATCTGACGGAAGAATCTGTGAGATTTCCGAAGACGATCTGAATGACGATGGTGAGTATATAGACTGCTACTGGGAGTCAGGCTCTATCGACTTCGGCAAGAACTATATGCGTAAGTTCATGTCTGAAGTTTGGGTATCTGTTAAACCTCAACCGCACTCCAAGGTAACTATCACGATTGCCACAGACAAGAAGTCGGAGTTCACCGAAAGAGTGTTGGAGTCTCGACTGTCTACGTTTGAGCATATGGATTTCACAGCATTCAGTTTCCTTACCAACAGGAAACCGCAGGTTAAGAAGCTGAAGCTGAAAGCAAAGAAATTCGCATTTCTTAAAATCATATTTAAGAGCCGTGACCTCTACACTTCCGCTACTGTGCTTGCAGTAGATCCGAAGATCAGAGATACAGGCTTCGTTAAATAAGGAGGGTTGTATGGCACTAACAACCTATACTGGAGATACTAACATTATCTCCCAACTCGACAATCAGCCTAATGACAATGACGGACTGTCTGCCGCACAACTCAAGGCAAAGTTTGACCAGTTTGCTACAGAGTTTATAACATTCTTTAACGGAGAACATCTCCCGGAACTGTTGGCGGCAATCAACGCAGCTGCACAGGGCATTTCGTCTGATGGCGTTGATGGTAGTCTCATCATTGACGGAAGTGTTACATCTGACAAGCTGTCCAACACAGAGGGCAGTGAAGCAGTCTCAACTGATGTTATCCAGGATGAAGCAGTAACAAAAGAGAAACTGGAGCAGAGCGTACAGGACGCTGTCGATGCTGTCAGCGGTAAAGCTTCATTCACTAACACCAGTGTTACGCTTGCCTCTGACGGATGGACAAACAACTCACAGACTATCTCTCCTGTCACAGGAGTAAAGGCAGACAATGTTGTAGTCGCAACTTCAGCAGAAGATGATACATCGTACACAGCCTGGACAAACTGCGGTATCCGGGTAGTTCTGCAAGGGTATCAGTCTCTGACATTCAAATGCCGTTCCGTTCCGTCAACCGCTGTTACAGTCAATATCCTTTGCCTCAATTAAGGGGGTAGAACAATGGCAACTGAAACTGAAAAAGTATACAACGAAACTGCTACACAGACCGGAGCAGGCACAGGAACTACTGCCACTACTCCCACTTCCACTGCGGCAGCTACCTCCCCTTATGTGACAGGGAATCAGACTCTGGATAATTATAACAACACTCGCTATAACCAGATCAATTCCATGTACGATGCACAGAGGACTAATGCTCTGAATCAGCTTGAAGTCGCACATAACAAGAACATGGCTGACGCACAGGCTGCATATGACAAGATCACTCCGGCATATCAAGAGGCAAGGAACTCTTCCGGTGCAGAGTATGAAAGACAGAGGAGAAACAACAATCTCCAGGCACAGGCAAACGGTTTGAATACCGGAGCAAACTCTCAGATGCAGTTAGCCGCATCAAATGTGTATCAGACGAATCAGGCAAAGCTTGAGAAAGCTGAGAAGGATGCACTGGCTGAAGCAGAGAGACAGCAGCTGACAATGAAACAGCAGTATGAGGCTGATGTTGCTGATGCACTGTCGAAGAACGATGCAGAGAGAGCTGCTGCCCTGTTGAATGAATACGGGCAGCAGTATGACAGGATGCAGAGTGAGGCAAAAACTCTTGCCGCATATGGTGACTTTAGTCTGTACAAAGAACTGTATGGCGAGGCTGCTGCAAGACAGATGGAACAGGCATGGTTACTTCAGAACCCACAGCTTGCATACACGATGGGCAGAATCACTCCACAGCAGTACTTCCAGATGACAGGCAAATGGCCTAATGGTTACAACAACGGTTCGACAGCAGGTACATCAAGTGGGAAAAGTTCCGGTTACTATGGCGGTGGCGGTGGAGAGAATCCGGCAGCATTTACCTATAATGATGTTATAGCTGCAAGAAAAGGCAACGCTACTGAAGATCAGATAAAAGCCGGAATCGCTGCTGATGAATACACATCTGAAGAAGAGAAGAAAGCACTGCTTGATCTTGTTGCAAGAAGTGAAAGAGCAAACGCAGGTGCTTCAAGGGCAAGTGCTTCGGCAGGCAACAGGGTTACAAAGTCAACAACCACCACAACTCCTGTTCAGAAACCTTCACAAACTCAGCCTGATGACAAATGGTGGGGAGAGGGTACTTAAATGGCAACAAACAATAGACTCCTTGATGCCATTATTGGCAGCAAAAGCAAACAGACGCAGTCTAACCAGGCTGCGTCTATTGGTAGGAACATAGACAGTCAGCAAGAAGCATGGAATCAGGCTCTTACCGATCAGCCGTCCACATTCAAGACATGGAACCCTGATGTTGATACTACTCCGCAGAAGACCAATCCCCTGTTGAGCTTCACGGATGAATGGAAACAGCAGCAGGCAGAGAAGAAAGAAGAACCTAAAAAGAAATCATGGTTTGCTTCTCTGATTGAAGACGCAAACAAAAAGTCTGAAGAGAATCCGTGGGGTTATGATGCTACTAATAACATCATAGATACCACTCCGAAAGCAGAGACTCCTAAAGAAGAGCCAAAGGAAGAACCTAAAGCAGAAGAGAGAAAACCTCTTGAATACAGTGACGCATTTCTCAAACAGGAAGAGCAGAAAGATGCTTGGCAACCCACCTGGAGCAATGACAAGACTATCTTTGACAGGCCGGAAATAAATGGCATGGAAAGAGCTATCTCCACTGTACAAGGAGCGGCTAAACAATATGGCTCCGGCATGGTTAACCTTTATGGAACAACTGCCGCAGGCATGAATGAGCTCAGTGATGTTCTGGGTGGTAACACTAATCCGTATGCAGGTTACATTACTGATGAATTGTCTCAGGAACAGATAGGATATGAACATGATCCTGAGTATTATGAGAGAGAAAAGAAGTATACGGATTCTGTCCAAGCAGTTGCTGATAGTATGAGTGAAAGTGCTGCTTCTGATCTTGAAAAAGCAAAAGATGGACTTGGTTTTCTTGGGCAGGCAGGAATTGATATTGCAACCAATGTTATCCAGATGGGATTCGACACGGCTCTTGCTGCGATGTCAGGTGGCACAAGTGCATTGATACCAATGTTTCTTCGTTCGGCAGGCAGTAAAGCACAAGAGGCAAGACAGGAAGGTGCTACAACCTGGCAACAGCTTACGTCCGGTGCATTGTCCGGTGGTGTTGAAGTCTTTACGGAGAAGATTGCTGACGGCCTTGCAGGTATTTATGGTAAAGGCTTGGCCGATGAAGTCACAGAAGAGTTTATCAGAAAGCTTGCAAAGACAGACCTCGGCAGGACTACACTCAGACTGTTTGCAGGTGCTGTTGAAGAGGGCGGTGAAGAAGTACTTAGTGACCTTCTTAATCCTTTTGTTGAAATGGTTTACAACAACAAGGATTTGTATGGCTCTTACAAAGATCTCAGCCTTTCTGACATTCTGTATGACTTCTTTATCGGTGCTGCCGTTGGTGGACTTGGCGGTGGAACTAACATCATAACAGGCGGAAGTGCAGAAGCAAACGCTGCTCTGAGTGCTACAGACGCTGTTGAGAATAATCTTGTTGAGTCCGGTGTTGATCCTTATACCGCTGAACTTGTAGCTCCTACAGTAGAGAAAGCAATCAACGGAGAACGTCTCACGCAAAAGGAAAAAAACATTGTCCTTGAGTTTATGAATCGTGAGGATGTCAAAGCAGGCTCAAATGAAACCGCAAACGCTACTGAAACTGTTGAGGCTGAAACAACTAATCCTCTTGTCCCAAAAGAAGAGGCAGGCAAGAAACCTACCAAAGCTGCCCAACTTGAGACAGAATTGGATACGGCTGAAGAGAATAAACAATCCACCACTTCTCCCCAAACTGCCCCACAGAAAGAGGCTCCTGGAAATAATCCGTCTAAAGCAGCACAGGTTCAGACAGAGCTTGACAAGGCTAATCCTCTTGTACAGGAAGAAACTGTTGCAAATGCAACGGAAGAAGCAGAAGAGCAGAAGCCAGACAACACAAATAAAAAGGCACAGCTTGAAACTGAACTTGACAAAGCAGAAGAGAACAAGGCTGCTGCTCCGGCTGAAGAAACTACTGAAGAAGTAGAGACAACAGCAGAAACTAAACAGCCTGCCGAAAAGCCGGACACTACAAATAAGAAAGCACAAGTAGAGACTGAGCTTGATACTGCAAAAGAGAATCCGCTTGTACAACAGGAAGAGGCTCCAACAGTTGAACAAGAGGAAGAATCAGTTGAACAACCAGTTGAACAAGAGATCTCCGAAGAGGCAGAGGAAGAGCGTGAGATTACTCCTGAGATGGAAGAGGCAGAACGTAAAGCCAATGCAGGTGAAGAAGTCACTCCGGCAGAACAGAACCGCATTGACAATGCTCTGAATCAAACCATTGAGCAAAAAGAAGCTGCGACACAGAAAGCTGCACAGACTACTGTCAATGAGAAGTCTGGAACTAAACTTAGCCGCATTACTCCGATCACAGAGAATGAAAAGATACTTGTAAAAGACAGGCAGAGACTGAAGACAGAGAATGACAGCCTGCGTGAAAGAGTAAATTATCTTTCCACTCAGATGAAACCTACGGAAATTCAGACGGCAGATAAAGCAGATGTTCGTAAGGCAGCACGGTCACTCATTGCACAGGAAGAGAGTTCTGCCGATACCACAGAAGTAACTGATATGCTTCAGCAGCTTGCAAACTATCTTGTTCAGAACAGCGGAGAGAATATTGATTATTCCGAAGTCGAAAGAATGGCAGGCCAGATAGCAGAGACTATCATGGACGGTGCAACCATTGAAGTTGACTCCGGCTCAAAGCAGGTTGCAAACGATGTAATAGATTACTTCAAGACAACTCCTATTGATATCAGTGAGGCTAATACAGGAGACGTTACAGGTGGGTTTTCTGAGTTTAAGAATAGGTACAGAGGCAAGATTAAATTCTCCCCCAAAGGAATCGGTGTTGATGTTGCATACATGGAACTTGCCGATGCTTTCCCAGGATACTTCCCGGAAGACATCACACATCCGGCAGATCAGCTTGCACAGATAGGCGATGTTATTGACGAAGCAGAACCGAAGCTTGTAAACAGATACGATGCAGACCAGGCATACGATCAGGTATATGCAGAACTTACACAACAGGTTATTGATACTGTTCTTTCTGATGCAATAGGACAGACTGCTCCTACGTTTGCAGATAAGGCAAATGCAAAGTACAATGCTCTGAAAGCAAAAGACGCTGCAAAGCTTAAAGAACTTCGTGAAGCAAAGAACGCACGAATGAAAGAGATTCGTGAAGAGGCGGCAGCTTCAAAGCGTGAGGCTGTCGCAAAAGAGAAAGCTGCCAAGTGGAGTAAAGTCAAAGCAGTACAGGACTATTACAAGAACATCCTTGAGAGAGGAGAAAATAGGCGGAAGTCTGCCGGGATCAGGAAGAGAATTAAAGGACTTGCCAAAGACATTTCTGATAGGCTGACTAAACCCAAAGAAGGACATTACGTTCCACAAGATCTTGCCAAAGCAGCTGTCGAATTACTGCAAGACCTTGACTTCAACACTGGCAATGAGAACACTGCCGTCAGAATAGACAAGCTACAGTCTGCATATAAACAGCTTATGGCAGATCCAACATACGGCAGTATCATGACAGACGATGTTATCCAGGCAAGGCTTGATCAGCTTGCAGAATATGTAGGCGGAACAAGAGTAGCAGATATGTCTCTTGGGCAGCTTGAGGCAGTCTATGATGTTGTTAACGGACTTTCAAAGAACATCAGAGATGCTGTTAAGATTAGAATTAATGGTGAAGAACGCAATGCGTTTAATGTATCTGAAAGTCTTAGACAGGAAGTAGAGAACGCTAAAAGTTGGGGTAAGAACAAAGTACTGTCAGCACTTAACTCCTGGTATTCCTCTGCTGTTCTCCGGCCTACAACATACTTTGACAGGCTCGGTGGATTTGTTAAAAACTCCGCATGGAGTGAAGTTGCAGATATGCTGAACGAAGGTCAGCGTAAAACCACAGAACAGATTGTCAAAGGTTCTCAGGCGTTTGAAGACCTTATGAACGATGAAAACACTGCACAGCTGAGAGATACAGTATCAATTGGCAAGGATGCTGCCGGGAATGATATTGAAATAAGCAAAGGCATGAGAGCTGCACTGTATATGCACTTGCTGAATGAAGACAACACAAGGCATATCAAGTATGGCGGACTTACAATCCCTGGCATTGAAGACTATTACAAAGGGAACAATGACAGTGGGTTTGGCACATCACATTCCAGAGCATTAGGCATTTCACCGGAACTTGCCAAGCTTCAGCATGAGTACAATGAGATTGCACAAGAGTATAAAAACATTGACGCTGAAGAAGTCAAAGACGAAGCATGGCAGAATAAGATTGATGATGTTGTTGAACGGATGGATGCGAAAGAGGCAGAGATTGATGCACTCTATGAAACCGGAGAAGACTACATTGCCAATCTGAAAGAGAAGTTAGAGAATGAACTAACTCCGATTGAACGGAGATGGGTAGAGACTGCAAGATCTTACCTGGATGAAATGCAGAATCTTCTGAATGATACTACTCTTGATGTTTACGGATTTAAGAAAGCATTAGTACAGAACTACTTCCCCATTATCACCGATCCCAACTTCAGAGCAGCTGCCTTTGAGACAATCGCAAAAGATATGTCTCTTGAGAACTCCGGCTTTATGAAGAACCGTGCTAATGGTGCTAACCCAATGCTGCTTCTTGACATCTCGGAAGTTATCAACAGGTACATGGATAACTCCTCAAAGTACATTGGACTTATGCCTGCAATCAGGCAGTTCAACAAACTGTACGGAAAGTCACAGGCAGGTTATGCTAACTCTCTGAAAGATGCTATTGCAAGCAAGTATGGCAGTTCTGCTTCAGATTACATTGAGAATCTAATTGCTGATCTTACCGGAGCCAGAAAGTCTGGAGACGATTTTCTCAGTCCGTTCTTTGCAAAAGCAAGAGGACATATGGCACAGGCTGCACTGTCACTCAATCCAAGAGTAGCTTTGTCACAGGCAGCGTCTTACATGAACGCAGCTTCAGAGATAGGGTGGTCACCTCTTCTGAAAGCTTTCGGAGAGGGAGACAATCCGGCAAGGAATGCCGAAGCAATGAAGCTTGTTACGAAGTGGTCACCTCTGGAATACTACCGTTCAATGGGATACTCCACAACAGAACTGGGCGATGTCAAGAGTGATTCACGGATAGAGAACAGAGCGATGAAGAAACTCGGCTTTGCTATGAAGTGGATTGAGATGGTTGATACCAACACGGTAGGCCGTCTTTGGTATGCTGCCGAAGCGTATACACAGCAGACAAATCCAGACCTTGCTAAAGGCTCTGACGAATACTACCAGGAAGTAGCCAGGACATTTAACAGAGTGGTAGAGAGAACACAGCCTAACTATACTGTAATGCAGCGGCCTGGAATACTCAGAAGCACAAGTGACATTACAAAGTCTCTGACAATGTTCATGACTCAGAGATTGCAGAACTTTAACATTCTGTATGAGGCCGGGCAGAGATTCGCACAGTATGAATCTGATTTCAGAGACGGAAAGAACGGTGTAACTCAAGAGGATCTTAACCAGGCAAAGACTGATCTTGCCAATGCAGTCACATCACAGATTGCTTCTACTGCTATGCTTGTCGCACTGAAAGCAGGTGTTGATGCTCTGCTTCACAGCGTCAAAGGATACAGAGACGATGATGATAAGCTGACAGTTGAAAGCGTAATGTCAAAGATTGCTGATATGTATGCAGATGCTATGCTTGGCAACCTGCTTGGCGGAAGTGAATTGTATTCATTTAGCAAGAGCCTGCTTACAGGAGAGAGATATTACGGTATCAGTTTGAGTGGTGTAGATGCGTTCTCTGATCTGCTTAGTGATATAGTCAGTGCCACTAATGCTTCTGATGAACAGAAAGCAAAGAAGTGGGGAGAAGTTGCAAAGTCACTTGCACAGTTCTTTGGTGTTCCGGTAAACAATGCTTCAAAGATGATAGACGGTATCCGATATCAGGCCGAAGATATTATCAACGGAAACTTTGGGCAGTTTGTAGCAGGCACAGATTACAAGACTGCACCGGATACTTTGACTGACAGCGACGGCAATAAGTATACTCTTTCCTCTGAAGATCAGAAAGTATATTCTGACAGTTATGTTGTGGCAAGAGACAAATACTATGAGCAGTTCCAGAACAGCTCGTACTATAACGGCTTGACTGATGAGCAGAGAGAGGAAGTAGAAAAGGCACTCAACAATGCAGCTAAAGATCAGGCAAAGTATGAGTACCTCAAAGGACAGGGTGTTAAAGAAGACAATCCGGCTTCTGCACATGAAGCTGATTTAGTTGCACTAAAAACTCTCGGCAACAAAGCTAATGGTTCTTTTGCCAAGAATAAAGATACTGACTATGAGACATTAGATTACATAGTCAAGAACATCTATCCAAAACTTAGCAAGGCTGAAAAGGATGAACTTAATTCCAGTTCCAGTTACTCCAGATATGACAACATGGCAGACTGTGCAAAAGTTGGAATTGACAGTGAGACGTTTGCCAAGTATCTGAACAAAGCAAGGGAGATAGACAACAGCAGTAGGTATAGCAGTGCGACTGCCCAGGCCGAAGCGTATGCTGCTTATGTAGATACGCAGAAAGGACTTACCTCTGCACAACGTACAGCTTTGAAGAGTATCTACAAGTATAGCACCACTCTTGTTGCTGATACCAAGTCTTATGACAAGTGGATTGCTGCCGGACTTACACCGGAAGAAGCAGAAGGGTTTAACAAGAAGATCAACACGGACGGCAGTAGCAGTATCAGTAATGCTGAACGGTTTGCAGCCATTGAACAGTATGCGAAAGATGCAGAGATGGCAGAGAAACTGTGGGAAGCAATGGGATCTTCAACCTGGACGAAGAGCGGTAAGTCATACTTCAAAGCTAATCCGTCAAGCAAGTTTAAGAGCAGTTGGAGCGGAAAGACTTACAGCACTCCAGGCTCATCCTCAAGCAGTTCTTCAAGCAAAACTTCCGGCTCATCAGGGAACAGATTACTTGACTCAATTAACGGAACATCGTCAAGTTCATCAGGCACAAGCTCAAGTACATCTACAGGGAACAGATTGTTAGATGCAATCGGAAGAGGCTAAAACAAAAGGGAGTGGTTGTCCACTCCCTTATTCATTCTCTTCAGTTTCTTCCGGTTCAATTTCTTTTTTTGAACTGAATGTAGTCATCAATGAGTTTTACCAACTCAGGAGTCTCCTTCTCATTGATTGCGATAACATCGATTTTGTAGCACTTGCCGAAGTACTCAGACTGATATACTTCCATCTTCTCAACGATGTTACCGAAGGATGTCTCTGCTTTAATCAGTGCATCAAGAAGAATCTTATTATGCTTTTCCAACCTTCCAACTTTTGCCTGTGCCTTTTTGAGTTCCTTTACAACGTATTCACTTGCTGTCATTGTATCTCCTTTCATTTATCGTACCCCATCTGTTCAGGGGTGTAACCAACGTGCTGAATTTCGACTTCTGTTTTTGCTGTTCTTCTTCCAACTGCCACTCCGATAAAGTAGCAGATAACCGGAACAATTAACTGAATGAATATAATCCTCATACTCTCTCCTTTCTTATTCACATTCTTGTTTTAACCAGTCTAACCAACAAGATTCGCATTTGGCTTCTTCACATTCTCGCTTGCAATCTATGCATCCTTTGCCGCCAAGAAAGTCTGCCAATGTCTCATCATTCATTGATCGAATCTTGTCAGCATTTGTTCTTTTGCTTCTGCTGTGATATTCTTCACAGCCTTCGCAAGT